TAGTGGCTGCCGATCTTGGCAAACTAGTTACGCTTTCAAATGCTTCTGCAATTACTTTAACAGTACCACCATCATTATTCGTAACAGGCAACATCATCAACATTCAACAAATTGGTGCAGGTCAAGTTACTTTAGCGCAGGGTGCAGGAGTTACAATCACATCAACTGGTGCAACTGCATCAGCGCCGAAATTAAAGAAGCAGTTTTCTGCTGCAACAATTATATGTACCGCAAGCGACGCATTTACAGTTATCGGTGATCTTTCATAATGTTTCCAATTTTAGGCATTCTCAGTTCAAGTTCTGGCGGCGCAATCGTAACGGGTGGAACGCTCACTTCAGATGCAACGTATTTCTATAGAACTTTTACGGCCAACGGTACTTTAGGAGTATCGGGTGAAAGCCTAACTTTCGACGTAATTTATGGCGCAGGCGGCGGTGGCGGCGGCGGTACAGGAGTTGGTGGCGGCGGCGGTGCTGGTGGATTTTTGGCTGCTACTTCACAAACTACTTCAACAGATATATCAATAACTATCGGCGCAGGTGGCGCTGCTAGTACATCAGGCAGTAATTCTATTTTTGGTGCTTTAACTACAGCAGCAGCAGGCGGTGGCGGTAAAACTAATACAGCAGGTTTATCAGGTGGCTCAGGCGGCGGCGGTGGAATAGGAAGTCAAGCAGGCGGCGCGGCAAGCCCATCAGGACAAGGTTTCGCTGGCGGAACTGGTTATTCAGCCGTTACTGGTACTGAAAGAGCAGGCGGCGGCGGTGGTGGTTCAAATCAAGTAGGCGCAAATGGCGCAGGTGGCGGCGCACCCGGTGTCGGTGGTAATGGCGTTAGCGCTTATTCATCTTGGTTATCTGCTGCTGGAATTGGTCAGGACGTTAGCGGAACTTATTACATCAGCGCAGGCGGTGGCGCAGGTGGCGCTACTGGTTCTGGCACAGTCGCAGGCGGTAATGGCGGCGGTGGTACTGGTTCTAAATCAGGCACAGTCGATGGAACCGCAGGCACAGTTAATACTGGTTCAGGTGGCGGCGGTGGCGGTACAACTGTCGGTGTAGCAAACTCAAACGGCGGCGCAGGTGGTAGCGGTTTCTGCATCGTTAGATATTTGAAATCGGCGGTTTAATATGTCTCATTGGGCTGAATTAGATAACGACAATAAAGTAATCCGAGTTCTAGTTGGAGACAATAACGACCCTAACGGCGATGAAGGCTATCAATGGTTACTGGATAATCTTGGCGGTACTTGGATAAAAACTTCTTACAATGCCAATATCAGATATAACTATGCTGGTATCGGTTATACCTATGATGAAGAAGCAGATGCTTTTATTGCTCCGCGACCTGAGTGCGGTCACACAGAATTATTCTTAAACGATAAATTTAAATGGAATTGTCAGCGATGTGAGTTAGATGCAAAGGCCGAAGAAATTGAAGCCTAAGTTATGCAAAGCCGGGCAACAGTTGAGGGAACAGTTTGATGACACCTTCCCAGATCGTGATCGGCGTTCCGATGGATGGATTGGCGATACACGCCATTCAGCGCGCCCTAGTGACCATAATCCTGATAAAGCAACTGGGGTGGTTAGAGCGATCGACATCGATCGAGATGTCTATAAGGGCGGCAAGCCTGACCTCATGCCCGATATTGCTGATCAGATTCGACTCGCAGCCAAGCGCGGTGACAAGCGTATCTCCTACATCATATTCAACGGCAGAATTGCATCAGCTCGCATGGGCTGGCGCTTCAGAAAATATAAGGGAAGCAATTCGCACGTCGCTCATTGCCATATCTCTTTCACTAGGAAAGGTGATGAGGATGCTTCTTTTTTTCAAATCCCACTACTAGGAGAAATCAAATGAATATGAAACATCCAGCACTAATCTCTCTCGGCGCGTTCCTTGCGGTATGGGGTACAACTTCTAACTTTGCTCTGGATTACCGGGCAATCCTAGGCGCTATCGTCGCAGGAGTCTTTGGATATGCGACCCCTAAAAAATGACAGTACAGGATTACCTGAATCTTTATATTGCCACTCTTGCGATAATCGGTGGCTTGGCTGGCTATGTGATCACGCACTTATTGAGCGAAATTAAACGACTTAACCAGCGTGTTGATGAAATATATAACATCCTCTTAGAGCGATAATTTTAACTATGGCTCGTAAAAAGGTTATTGATCTCGATACTTATACAGCTCTAGATGCGTGGGCTATCAGCCTTCAGGAAATGTATAGAGCGCTACGCAAATCTGGCTTTGAGGTTGATTTAGCCCTAGCAATAATCGTCGAGCCATCGGCTTATCCAGATTGGATTCTTCCTAAGCCTGATCTTATTCCGCACACTTATGAAGATGAAGATGATGAGGATTAACTATGAAAAGAACTGTAATCGTTCCAGATTTACAGGTTCCATATCACGATGAAGTTGCGGTACGTAATGTTGCAAGTTTTATTAAGGCATACCGCCCAGATAGCATCATTACTTTGGGAGATGAAATTGACCTGCCACAAATCAGTAGATGGTCAGACGGAACGCCGGGCTGGTACGAGCAGACACTAGCTGACGATCGAGACCAAGCGGTAGAGGTTTTATGGTCATTAGTCGAGCATGCCAAAGAAGCCCACATGATCCGCTCTAACCATACGGATCGACTTTACAACGTCATAATGAAGAAGATACCAGCGTTTCTAGCCTTGCCTGAATTACGCTTTGAAAAGTTTCTAAAACTCGATGAATTAGGCATCACCTATCACAAGAAGCCATACGCCTTTGCGAAAGGCTGGGTGGCAGTCCACGGAGATGAGCAAGGTATTAACCCTAATGCAGGCCTTACAGCCCTCTCAGCGGCCCGTAGGCACGGTTTAAGCGTTGTTTGCGGTCATACCCACAGAGCAGGCCAATCGGCCTTTACAGAGGCATCTGGGGGCAAAATAGGGCGTATCCTGCGCGGTGTCGAAGGTGGGCATTTAATGGACCCACGCTTGGCTGGCTATACCAAGGGAACTATGAACTGGCAACAGGCTTTTATTATTGTCGAGGACACGCAAGTGACCCTAATTAACCTAGAAAAGGACGGCACTTTCGTAGTCCACGGGCGCAGGTATGGACGATCTCGATAACGATCTGAAGCGCACGATCGATGATCACGTCGATGATGCAGAATTGTTACCGTTTCGTTATACAAATAAACGCGGCTCTGTCTGCTAGGTGTGTCATTCTTATCCCAAGAGGCCAGAAACTCTGGTCAAAGGGAGCAATATGTTAAACAACAATGAGAAAGAGTTACTTCTAAAGTTGCTTATGGAAAAGGCAACTGGAACAGATCGAGTCAATTTACAGCTTGTTACAAAGGCTGAGAAGCCAGTAAAGAAACAGCGCAGGAGAGTTTATGGCTGCAAAAAATGGACAACCGAGGAACTGAACTATCTAAAGATGGCTATTACGTTGGGTCAAACTAATCAAGAAATTGCTAGACATCTTGGTAATAGGACTATCAAGGCCATAGAGACAGCCCGTTACACCTTGGCGAAGCAGGCTTCATAATGACACCATTAGAGCTGATCATTGGATTCAGTTGGTTTGTGATGTTTTTTATTGGTTACAAAATAGGCCACAGAGATGGCTACATAGTAGGTCGCAAGGCAGTACGCAAACACTATGAGAACATTCAGAAGGTACGAGCATGAAGCATGCTGAAATCCTACAAAGTGCATCAGACTTATATCAAGACCGGGGACTCAGTTATGGTCATCCGACTGACAATATGGCAAGAGCAGCAAGGCTTATCAGCGCCTACCTGGAAATGCCGGTTGAAGATTATCAAGTGGCAGTCATACTCGCGCTGGTCAAGATTGGGCGATCAATCGAGGACAGTCAGAAGATCGACACCTGGATCGATGGCGCTTCCTACCTTGCCATCGCAGGACAACTAGCCACAGAGGAGAATGAACTCTATGTTTAATCTACAAGATTATGAAACAGTCGAGGAACGTCTAATTAAGTTCTGGAAGGAACATCCTGATGGTCGAATATATACTGAGATTATTGAGCACACTTTGCAGAGATTTATCGTTAAGGCTTCTATCTATAGAACTGAAGTGGATGCACACCCTTGGACTACTGGCTTTGCTGAGGAAACCGTATCTACGCGAGGAGTTAATTCTACGTCGGCGCTTGAGAATTGCGAGACGAGTGCGATTGGCCGCGCTCTGGCTAACGCGAATTATGCAGCGAAAGGCAAACGCCCTAGCCGTGAAGAAATGGCAAAAGTCAATCAGGCACAGCCAAAGCCGTTTTCTGAGAAGTTAGCCGAGAAGGTAATTATGCAACTTGAGGATGATCTTTGGACTATCAAAGCGGTAAAAGAGCCGCCTAGCGCGGCCGAAGCAGTTGCATTGGTTCAGGATGTGTTAGGCGCTACTACCATCGATAAAGACATTCCGCATTGCAAGCACGGCCAGCGTGTATGGCGCACAGGTAACAAGAATGGCAAGCCTTGGGCAAATATGAGTTGTCCATTAACGCCACAGCGCCAAGAAACTTGGTCTGAGATCGATAAGTGCGATCCGATTTGGTACGTCATAGATAATAATGGCGCTTGGAAGCCACAGGAGGCCCGTAAATGAGCAGCCTACAATTTATGAACCAAGATGGTGAATGGGAGTCATACCCAGATGTCGATGTGATCGAGCATTACAAAACAATCAGAGACACAGTTAAAGCATCTGGCATCACTACTAGATGCTCATTATGTAACAGGGAATTTGATGTGTCAGAGATCGTCATTACCGGGGGATCATTGACAACAGGATTTACTTGGTCATGTCCTGACTGCCACGCAGTAACTATGGAAACTAATGTCGCAAAGTAGAAAACACCGCGGCTTTCGCACAGAGCGAGTGGTCGCAGAATATCTGAAGCATTGGTGGGAAGGTGCTTCAGTAGGTCGAGGTTCTGGGCGTGATATTCAAAATGTCCCGTTCGACTGCGAGGTGAAAGCGCGCACAGGCCTAGACATCAAGGGAACGCTCCGCCAGATCGAGAGTCGTACGAGTAAAAGTGGCTTATTGGGGTTCGCTGCTTTTAGACTCAATGGACAAGGTGAGAAGCCTGAGGAATATGTAGCAATGCTACGCCTTGGCGATTTGGTGGGGCTACTCTTAGAAGCTGGTTATGACAAGCGCAGGGATGTAGTCGAGGATAAAGACATTAAGCGATGTAAGCAATGCGGAGAATGGACAATCAATAATCCTTGTAATTGGTGTGAGGCTCAGTAAATGACCTTTAAAAGAGATCACGCCCTTGAAAAATCAGATGAACATTATACGCCTAAATGGTTGTTTGACCGCATGGGCATTGAATTTGACCTAGATGTAGCATCACCCATAGGCGGTAGTTATGTTCCAACTCGCAAATATTACACAGAGGAAGATGACGGATTGGCTCAAGATTGGTCTGGAGTTGTCTGGATGAATCCACCGTTTAGCAAGCCTCAAATGTGGGGTATATCAGAATTGACGAATTCTAGAAAGAGTATAAACTAAAACTTATGAAAGAGGATCTAAGGGCAATTCAAGAGCGTGCTGAGCAACTCGTTGAGAGTCATGCCATTCTCATGGAAGAGCTCTTGCGACTGCGAAAGAAAAACGGAATCTCCCAAGAGGCGGTTGGAGAAAGAATGGGCGTAAGTCAACCAGCTGTTGCTGCATTTGAGAGCCACGATGCCAATCCAACCCTAGGGACCATCCGTCGTTACGCGTTAGCGGTTGGAGCTCGCATTGAACACACAGTTATCGATGATTTAGAAGTAATTGAAACAGCAAAAACAGGTACACAACGCGCTGAAGAATGGCTTGCTCAATTACCTGAGGTACTAACAAACAGGTCTCGTTTCAGACGTTTCTGTTTGGCTTTGGCGCTGAAGCTGTTGAGGCTATTAAACGCCTAGAAGTTAGAATTCGTTAATGCCAATATATGAGTTTGAATGTACTAATGATCTATGCGAAGCCAATCTTCGCTACGAGAAGGAGTTAAAAATAAATGAACCACACGATGTCGAATGCGGGTTCTGCCACGAGCCAATGCGTAAGATTTACAGCTCAGTACCGGCGATCTTTCGAGGCACAGGCTTCTATTCTACAGATAAGTAGTTATCAACACCTGTGGATAAAAGTGACGCAATCCTTTACTTCACGCTTACGACACGCCGATCACCTGTTGAAACTTGACACGACTGATACACTCTTAGCAAGAGCCCATCAAGGGCTCACGCCGCGACTGAAAGGCGCATCGCGGTGGGTTGCTAAAGTGTTCGTGGGAGTCCTATGTCTAGGCGTAGCCCAGCCAGCAGAGGCTCAATTCGATGCTACAAAATCACTTAAATTATTAGCCAAATATCAACTAACTGATAAGCAATACAAATGCCACAATGAGATTGTGTTTAGAGAATCTACCTGGAATATCAATGCAGTAGGCAATAAATCAGGTACTAAACAGACACACGGTTATTACCAGATTAAGAGTGATCATATAAAAGGCAAGCCTTATGACTATCAGTTCTTCGCTTATTGGTACTATGTCAATCACAGATATGGGATTACTAAGTATGATGAGCCTAATTATTGCAAGGCACTACATCATCTAAAGACTAAAGGTTGGCAATGAGTAGAAGTGCGTTAGGTAATACCGGGTCTAGTGCCAAGTGGCGCAAGATAAGGCAGACAGTAATCAATCGAGATGGATGTTGCCAGTTGTGTGGTACAGAAGAGAATCTAAGTGTTGATCATATTGTGCCGCGTAACCTAGGTGGAGACGATAACCTGTCTAATTTGCAAGTATTGTGCTCAAGTTGCAATAGTAGTAAGGGGGGTAGGTTTTTTGAGCGTGGAAGGACAC